AAGATGCTCAAGCTGAGAAAAAGAATTTCTTTATGGACATAGAGAGGAATAACAAAAAAACCAAAAAAGGAGAATGGTTCAAAAAAGATGAAAAACACGCAGCAAAATTGGATGAGAAATCTGTACTTGCCCAGAAAGAGCTTGAAGCAGCCGCAGAGGAAGTGTTACAGAAATTAAAAGCCCACCATAAAATTGATAGAGAAGATGCAGAAGAATGGGCTAATTCACTTGTTTCTGACAAATTCACGCTCACAGGTAAAGACAGGGAAACAACTTTGACTGCTTTAGCGGATGTTTATATGATAACAGGCGGCATGGGTGCGACAGAACTAAAAAAAGTAGTAAGTACCGATACAAATAGAGCCTTTGCAGATCCATACACTGGAGAACTAACTTTAGAAAGTAAGGGTCTAAAGATTCTTGGCAAAGAATTATCTCCAGAGGCTGAAAGTAGCCTTACTTCTCGTCGTGAGACAGTGTTCCACGAATACGCGCATTTTTCGGAATTTGAGAATAAGCAATTGGCTGTCGCGTCAAGAAAATTCATTGAAGATCGGGCTACGTCGTCTGAGCTTATGAAAATAAATGATATAACTGGATTCAGCGGATACAGAGATAATGAGATGGCAATCCCAGACAACTTTATAGACCCCTATGTAGGGAAGATATATGGTCCTTCGGGTACTTGGACTGAGGTTGTTTCGATGGGAGTTGAAAGCTTTAAAACTCCCTTTCAGATGGCTTCCTTTTACAGGCGAGATCCAGAGCATTTTAATTTTATCTTAGGAGCGATTTTACATGAAAATTAAACTTGAATATTGCCCGTTTGGTGACATAGGCAAAAAAGAATTTACTTTAGCAAGTGTTGAAGTTGAGACGGAACATAATGATCCTTTCGAGTTCATTAATCCTGTTGTAAAAGTTCAAAGTTACCCAGCAGCAAGCGACCAAAAAAACAAGCTGAAAGCCGCCGCAGAAAAAGTAAGTGTCAGACAAAGCATAGAGAAAAGGGCTTTAGACGCTTGGGAAAGAGAGCTTGAGGTTTCGCGTGGATATCAGGGGCATTCTTATTCCCCGAATAATCTAGACCTGTCGCACGCTGTTTATAACTTGCCTTCTTTTAAGGTTTTGAGTATAGAAGGCAATGAAGACTTTAAAAGTAAACTCCCGCGTATTCCGAAAGGAGCGGTTTCATGAGCAGGTGTTTTAAATTCTCGTCCATTGTGTGTTATCCTTGTTTTATTCCTGTTGAACTCTCACAAATTTCGCAGAGAAGACATAGCACCCCTTGATGAGGTGCTATGTCTATATTTAGGGAAAACTCCCAAAAAATCTTATAATGCCATCCTGGGGAACATTACTAAGCCTTGAATCCACGATACAGCAAGCCTTGGCGGTAGAATCACAAGGTGAGAGTAAGATCACGCTGTTTGAAGAATTTGAGCCTAATCCTGGCGGACAAACACGGTTTTTAGAGATAGCTGGCTGGGATAGCACCAACGATTTACCGCAGAGATGGACAGGCTTGCTTGGGGGTATAGGCGGGGGCAAAAGTTTCGCTGGTGCAATTTGGGCGTGTTCCCGTGCCTTACTCGCACCTGACGCTAGAGGTATGATCAGCGCAAATAGCTACGGGCAATTGAGTAGAGCCACACTTCTGGCATTGGTCGAAGTTTGCCGGATGTTCAATATCCCCCTTGAACCTTGGCGTGAGTCGGCAGAAGATCAGGCATTAGCGATCGCCAATTGTCAACGCTGCTATATCGGACCGGATCGGGCGTTCGTTTACGTTCTGTCAGCGTCAGCTTTTAGTGGTTCAACTCAAGCGGGGCGCGGTTTACAAATCCGGTGGTTTTGGGGAGACGAGTTTGCATATACGCCGGAAAAGGCATTTTTAACAATTGATGGAAGATTGGGGCGTGGTCCAGGTACGCTCAAAGGTCAAGGAATATTAACCACGTCACCAGCCGGATATAACTATCTGTGGGATAAATTTGGAGATCCGACACGCAGCGACGACTTAAGACGGATTTACCAAATTGTTTCAATGTCGTCACTGGAAAATAAAAAATATTTAGGGGAGGATTATGTAGCTTCACTAGAGGCAAACTATAGCGATGAACTGTACCAACAGGAAGTTATGGGGCAGTTCATCAACACGGTACAGGGTTTAATTTACAAATACTTTGACCGCACCAAACACTCGTTCCAGGATGAAGATGCCGAACTACTGGAATATGACCCGAATCTCCCTCTGCTGCTAACCTTTGACTTTAACCACACGCCTATAGTTTGTTTAGCAGCCCAAAAACGCGGGAACGAAATTCACTTTTGCAAAGAGTGGTTTATGATGGACTCCGATATTTGGGAACTGACGGAAAGTATTGTGGATTGGGTGGAGAAATACGGCATCCCCCCAGAAATACAAATATTTGGGGATGCCACCGGACGCGCTAGAACTGCGGCTAGTCGGTTAAGTAGTTGGGATATCGTGTTTCAGGGCTTAGAACCACTAGCCGCAATGCGTGGCAAAGGTTATTTGGTTCGGAAATTTGCAGATGCCAACCCATTTGTTGTGAATCGGGTCCATTCTGTCAATCAATTGTTCCGCCAAAATCGCTGTTATGTCCACTTTGCGAATTGCCAAAACTTTATCAAGGATTTGGAACAGGTGACGTGGAGTGATGAGGGTATCAATAAAAACGATAACCCGCTACTCTCTCACCTGAGTGATGCAGCGGGTTATCTGATTCACAGTATTTATCCGTTTAAGAAGGAAACCAGGGAACGGAAAACTGGTAAACGTAAAATTAGCGGACTCGCAGGTTGAGATACCTAATGGCGAAATTACTCCCAATCAGTAACGTCAACATCAATGATCTCTGTCTTGTTCTTTGTCAAAAAGCTACCAATGCGGTAACTTATTTTGTGCTTAAGAACGATAAGAAAGTAGAAAGTCCCCCTAAAATTAAACAAAAAAGCATAAGATACTGCATCTATGACAGACACTATAAATGATTTAGGCATTAAGTTCTGGTAGCAGTAGTCCGTATAAACGTCTACCATCTCCAAAGTAGAGTATGTGTCGTATTGTGGGAATTGACGCTTACATTCATCTTCCCACGCTCCAAATGCTTTCATAGGTTCATAAGTAAAAGCATACCGGAGATACCACCAGCCGAACTTCATTCTTTCCATTGTTTTAATCCTTACATTTTCCTTTTTTAATGCAATCTCCTGTTTGATCGTCACGGGCTGCTATTGTGGGATTAGCAATATTGAGAATTGTTAAGATTGCTATTAATGCGATCACGATCTGTTTTAATTTCATGGTCACTCCTGGTGATAGGGGTAGGTTTTGCTTGGCGGCTGCCTTCCCTTTTGAATTGAATAGTTTTATGTCATCGCGGACGGGTTTTAGAAAGAATCGGGATCGAATTTTTTGTCTTCTGTTGATTTGAAATTTTTGATTAGATCCAATGTAAATACGGCAATATTCGCTTTGTGCTTATGGCTTTTCCCTCTTTCACGTATTGCTACTAGCAGCGGCAAGATTTGTACCTCCAGGGGTGGTGGAATTAAAAGTTTTGTCATTTCAGTAAATAAAACTTCAATTTCCCAGTGAGTAAATTTACCGTCGCTATTTTTAGCAATTTTTTCAAGCCAAAATTCTAAAGATTCCATTTTAAAAGTCCTCCTGTTCTTGTTCTTTCTTGCCCCCTAAAAGCTCTAATTCTCCAACTAAAATTACGGGTTTTGACCGTAATTCGCCTGTGCTTTTATCCGTCCATTCCTCAAATTTTATTTGTCCAAGAATGCCGATTAATCCGCCCTTGCGGACATAATTGCCCATCACCTCACCAGTCTTACCCCACGCTTCTAAATCAAACCAATCTGTCTGTGATGTGCGACGGACGGCTAAAGAGCATGATGTTTTGTTAGTACCAGACTCAAAATACCTGACTTCTGGATCACGCCCTACCCGTCCTGCAATGCTGACAGAATTAACGTTTACCGGACTAGAAACCATGTCTAAAGCACTGATTTTAAACTCAGTTACTTTGGTTTTAGTGCCGTTACTTTCTTTGCTGATAATGTTGATTGCACCAACCAAGACAATAGCTTGATTCTCATCAAGTTGCGCTATTAATTCAGCTAATTTGCCAAATCCCACACACTTAATCTGTTTGACAGACTCCGATTTACTAGCATTTTGAAATGCTAGTAAGAACTCAGACATAGGTTTGTTGTCATGGCTATATCTAAGTTGTGGAGGGGATGAAATGATGCCCGATAAAACTGCGTTATTCATTTATAGTCCTTTGCC